ACGCCGCGGGCTTCATGGCAGACGCTACCAAGTTCGTTAAGTTCGTTTAATCCGAAAGGCGGGTATCCGCTATGGCGGTTTATTCAATAACCCACCACCAACGGCTAGACGACTACGCGGTAGTACAACTATTAACTAACGCCGACATAACACCGGGCGACACGATTACGGTTGCGGGCTTAGGCCACGGCTTAAACGGTACCCATACGGTTTACGCGTGTCCGTTGTTTTTGTTTATTGGCGTAGACGACCAAGGCGATCTATTACTAGACCCGCAATTTCCTATTGAGAACCAAGTACTTTTTTACGACGTTGGCGACGCGTTAGAACGTTCCGAGGCTATTCCTAATGGGACGCTTACTATTACGCCCGTTTGTACTTGGATTACGGCTACCAATATTGAGGACTGGTTAGGCATTGGAACCGCAACGGCCGCCGACCTCAGTTTCCTAACCCAATGCGCGGCCGCGGCAAACGCTTTCTGTTATCGCCGTCGTCGAGAGGCGGGTTACGTCGATAGTTTGACTACTTCCCCGTCGGGCGACGTCACTCTAGGAACTATCCAATACGGCGGAATGCTTTACCGCCAACGCGGATCTATTGACAGTTTCGCAAGTTTTGACGGCATGGGTGGCGGACCCGTAACGGGCCTAAACGGCGTCATTAAACAACTATTGGGTATTGACCGCCCACAGGTTGCCTAATGCCCGTACAAGCCTTTACAGACTTGTTTAACGAGTGCCTAGACGACCTAGCGGCCAAACTTGGCACCATTACGGGCCTTCAAGTAGTAACCGACCCGCGCAACCTTGTACCGCCTTGCGTATTTATTGACGCCCCCACGTTCGAAGCGTGGAACGGAAACATAGTCAAAATGACTTTTCCCATTCGTTGTATCACGCTAGGCCCCGGCAACCTTGACGCCCAACGATCACTAATGAACCTTGCCGCCAAGGTCCTAAACGCCAACGTGGGGGTTTCTAGTGGCCGTCCGACCATGGCCCTAATCGGTGGCGTAGAATTACCCGCGTACGATCTTTCGCTTTCTATCCAAGCCCAAACAAGTTAGGACTAACCCCCATGTATGTAATTCTTTCCGAACGCCTAGGCGAACCCGGCGCGAAGTTTGACCCGACAGATAAACGCTACGCAGGCGCAAACATTGACGCGCTTATAGCGGGGGGCTTTATTGGTGAAGTATCACCCACAAAAGGCAAAAAATCTGATAAAACAGAAGTACCCGATACCGAAACCGCAACAACCGAGGATTAAAAAGCCATGGCAACTAGCACCCTTCTATCCAACCCAAACGTACTTATCGGGGCCGTCGATATTAGCGATCAATGTACTTCGGCCTTGTTCAATATAAACTATACGCAATTAAACGCATCTAGTTTCGGCGATGTAGATATGAAGTATGTCAAAGGTTTGGGAGACCACTCGCTTACCTTGTCGCTTTACGGATCGTTCGCCGCGTCTGAAACATGGGCAACATTAAAAAGCCTTGTAGGAACCGCCGTTACCGTAATTGTGTCACCAACCGCACCAACAACGCCCGGTACCTATTCCGCGACAAACCCCGGTATGACCCTAACCGGCACATTCTTAGCCGCGCTTCCGGTGAACTTTTCGCTTAATGAATTAACGACTATGGACATTGAATTTACTGGCGGCGTCTACACAGTAGACGAAAGTTAAAAACCCACAACACAAAGGCCCGACATGAACATAACCATTCGAGTAACTCGCAACGACCAAACCTACGACGTACAAACGAACCTTATGGTTGTTGTTTTGTGGGAACGGAAATACAAACGGCGCGCGTCCGATCTTGCCGCAGGCGTAGCCATGGAAGATCTCTCATACATGGCGTATGAGGCTTCTAAAATTGCGGGCGTAATTGTGCCTGCGTCTCTCGACGAATTTATCCGTTCGTGTTCTAGTTTGGAAGTAGTTGAGAATGAACCCGCAAACCCTACCGAACCGGCACCTACCGACGGCAACTAGCCGAAGTTTTGGTAGTTGTCGGATACTGGCCCCCAAACATAGAGTTCGATACGCGGGACCTAGCGACCGTTATAGACGTATTAGACAAACAGGCAAAGCAGGCGGCCAAAAATGCCCGTAAGCGCTAACGCCCAAGTTTTTGGTATTCAAGAAACACTAAAAGAACTAAACCAGTTCGACCCTACATACCGCCGTCAAATCACAAAAGACATACAAAGCGGCGCAGGCCAACTAATTGTTACTAGCGCCCGTTCCATGGTGCCAACGGATTACCCGCTTACAGGTATGGCCCGTGGTTCCATGATTAAAGGCCGTTCAGAAACAACGTTTCAATTAGGCAACGTGGACCGTGGAATAAAAACCCTTGTAGCCAAACGGGGTAGTAAAGAACGAACCGTAACGTTTACACGATCGTTGTACCTTGACGGCGCGGTCATACCGGGGGCATATACGCAAACCGTAGACTACAAGGCGCGTCCGTTTGCCCTATTGGTAGCCCAACAGAAAGACGCCGCAGGGGCTATATGGGATCATGCGGGCGCTACGACCCGTTCCCAATTCGTACAAAACCTGATAGCCCGTGGAAAAGGCCGAAACGCAAACGCCCCCCGCGCCTTAGCGCCCGGCGTTGGGGCCGTACTTCCCGAAGTAGAACACGAAGTATCGTTAATTTTGGACCGTGTTAGTGAGATAATGAACCGTAACCTACGCATTGAACGGGCGACCTAGTGGCAATTAACATACCTATTATCTCATCGCTTGACGCGAAAGGGTTCGACAAGGCAACGCGCGAGTTCAAAAGCCTTGCCACCAATTCGGAACGTTCAGGTTTCCTAATTAAGAAAGCGGCACTACCTGCCGCCGCCGCATTAGCGGGTATTGGTGCCGCCGCCTTTTCTGCTACAAAAGCCGCCATAGAGGACCAAGCCGCACAGACACGACTAGCGGGCGCACTAGCCCGCACCACGGGGGCCAGTAACGCCACCATAAAAGCGACAGAGCAATACATAGACAAACTGTCCGAACAAAGCGCCGTAGCCGACGACGAACTACGGCCCGCACTTACCACCCTTGTGACGGGTACCAAGAACCTTCAAAAAGCCCAAGAGTTACTAGCCGTTTCGCTTGACATATCGGCCCAAACTGGCGCAAGTCTTGAAGCCACAAGCGCCGCAATGTCTAAGGGGTTCGCCGGCAATACCCGCGCCCTAGCGTCTCTTTCGCCTGAACTTAAAACCATGATAAAGAACGGCGCAAGTTTCGACGACGTGCTAGTTCAACTTAAAAGTAACTTTAAAGGCGCTAGCCAAGAGGCCGCTAACACGGCCGAAGGCGGCGTAAAGAAATTAAAGAACGCGTTAAACGAAACAAAAGAGGGGATAGGTAAAGCCCTAATACCTGCCGTTGAAGCCTTAACGCCGTTGTTAGTCGCTATGGGTTTATGGGCTAAAAACAACGCCCCGATTATTACTGGCGTCGCCGTCGCCGTCGGCGTGTTTGCTACCGCCATTGTTGCGGCGCGTATCGCTATGGCGGCATGGAAAGCCATGTCAATAATTACTACGGGCGTAAACTGGGCGCTTAGTACTTCATTTACGGCGGTACAGGTGGCAACTGGCGTAGGCATTGCCACCGCAATAGCGGGCGCGGCCGCTTTTGTTTACATTAAAAACAAAATGAACGACGCGCGAGGCGCGGCTATTGGTTACGGTTCGGCCATAGGCAACCTAATAACTAGCCAACAAGAACTAAATAAATACATTGGGCCAGTAGCGACTAGGGACTTCGAGGTCATGAAAAAAATGTCGCAAGGTATGACCCTTGCCCAAGCCGAAGCGGCCGTAGCGACCGAACGCACCGCCGTCGCTTCCGAAAAGTTAAAAACAAAACAAGAGAAAGCGGCCGCCGCCGCTAAAAAACTTAAAGACGAACTAAAAGCCGCCAAAGATATTTTAGGGGACCAATTCGTAGCGGCCATTACAAAAGCAAACGGGGTATTAGACGAAGCCGTAGGCAAATTTAACGACTACAAAAATGGTATATCAGACGCCGTAACAGGTAATTTTAGTTTTGCTAACGCACAAAAAGAAACCGAGGAAAGCGGTAAAACATTCCTAGAAAGCCTACGCGAACAAGCCACCAAGGTTAAAAACTTCGGCGTTCTACTAAACCGTCTCATTGCGGCAGGGTTAAACGAAACGGCACTATCGCAGGTTTTAGCGGCAGGCACCGAAGCAGGGACCCTAATAGCCGAGGAACTACTAAACACGGCGGGCGGGGTTCTTGAAGCCAACACATTAACTAATGACGTAAAAAGTATTGCCGATCAGGTAGGCGCTAATAGTGCCGCCAAGTTTTACCAAGCAGGCGTAGACGCGGGTACTAACCTTGTTCGTGGTATTCAAGCCGTCGTAGATAGTTACACCATTCGACTTAATGCCGCCACAACCATTCAACAAGTACAAAACCTTACGGCGGGGTTTGGTGCCGATAGTGGGGCCGTGTTTGCCGGTGGCGGCGCACCCGCGCCAAACTTAGGCGGCTTGGGTGGTTTTGACCTATCCCAAATTTTGGCGGGTTTTTCGGTTGGTGGCTTGGCTACCCTTGCCGACGGTGGCATAGTGACAGGCCCAACCCTTGCCATGGTGGGCGAAGGTGGCGGACCCGAAGCGGTTATACCTTTATCCCAAGCGGGGCGTTTCGGCCTTGACGGTGGCGGCACAACGGTAAACATAAACGTAAACGGTGGCGACCCTAACGCGGTGGTACAGGCGTTGCGTACCTATATGCGCCAAAACGGATCGGTACCTATTCGAGTAAGTACCCCATAATGCCGTTCCTATACAAGGTTAAATATTCAACGGACGGCGTAACGTTCACCGCTTTAACCAATGTTCAAAACATAAACGTTCGTTTGGGCCGTGGTGAACAGTTAGCCGCATACAACGCCAGTACCGCCGAAGTAGAAATAAGATACCCAACGGGTTTTGCTAGTCCTATTGCGGCAATTAAAACGGGGACATATATAAAGATAGAAAGCCCTAATTGGGTGGACACTATCGGCGGAATGTTTTTAGGCCGTATTCGGGACGTAGACGTAAGTTACGGTATTCCGTATTCGGGTGGCGTAGGTAACGGCGACATTCTTACTATTAGTTGCGAAGGCTTTTTTGCGGCCGTGGCGCGTATGAACGCCAACAGTTACGCTATGGCGTCGGGCGCACCACAAACCCAACTAACAACGGCTCAAGGGCAAAACGGAACTACAAGCGTTTACTACCGCCCAACGGGAACCGATCCCGTTATGGCCGCAACAACGATTACAGGCACTTGGGGCGACTGGTACAACGATCTACTAACAACGCTTAACGGCCGTATGTGGGACTGTAACGCGTTGAACGAAGTAGACGTAATTAGCCCGTTCTACCAAAACCCAATTACCCCGGCGGCCGCCGAAACATTTAGCGACGCGCCAGTAAGTTTTCTTGAGTTTTCTTACGATCAAATTGACTTTACAAGTTACGCCGACAACTTCTATACCCAA